ATTTGGGAAGTAACTTTTTGCAAACTCTATTAGAGATTGTCTAAAGTTACTAAAGTCTTTATTAATATACTTTATATCTTTTCTTGTATTATTTGACATTATAGTATAGCTATTGTTCCTGATTGATTAATATCGATAATTATAGTTTGATTTGCTCCGTTATTTGTTACACGAAAATTAAGGGTAATTGATAACCCATGTTCAGCTTCTGGTCCTAACGAATCTATTTTTTGTTTTATATCAATACTATTTATTATAATATATGGCATCCAAAAAGAAATAGAAGAAGAAATTTCATCTTTTAAATTTTCTCCTACTTCTGTTGTATTTGGATCAAATAATAAGTTCATAATACCTGTTCCAAAATTTGGCAAATATCTACGTTCTCCTTTACTAGTTAATAAAAGATTCTTTAAGTTAGATATTGCTTGTTCTTGAGTACTGTATGATGACTGAAATACTCCTTTTGAAGCGTTATTTAGTGGAAGCAAAACTCCTACTGCTACATCCGGTTCAGTATCAATTACAGGTATTTTACTTAATATTCTCGCCATTTATTAAGCTCCTTTTTTCTTGTTAATTGCTTTCATTAACGCAGAATAATCTCTTGTTAATGCTTGTTCAACTTCTGGTGCTAATTCCGTTACTGGTCTACCATCAATATCCGTTCTAGGAGCTACCGATGCAGCACTAGGTGCAGAACTCATTCCGATATTAGACATATTTCTCATGGTAGGCCATTCATTAAAATCATCATGTCCTAATTGAACGGGGTTATAATCTTCTTCTAAAATACCATGAAAATCTTTGTTAGAAAATCCGCTGTTAGCAGTTTCATTTAAAATATCATTAATAAGAGGATTGCTAGAAAATGTTGTTGCTTTTTTAGTATTTGCTTTTTTGAATACAGGCTTTGATTCCACTTCAGTAACTACTCTTTGATTAGTAGATGCTCTTTTAGATACTTTATCTAGACTTTCATAGAGATAGTTCATTTCTTTATGAACTGCCATTTCAACTTCTTCTCTAATGATTTGTCTTAGTTGCTTAAAAAATTTATTATTGTCCATATTGACTCTTTATTATAATTATCTAAGTCAATAAAAGATACAGTATTTATTCAAGTTTTACTTTTTTGGATTTATGAAGACCTGAATTAAGTAAGGTTTGAGCTGTAGATATAACTAGTGTACTTGCGCCAGGTGCGTTAGTTACTTTATCTATTGCAGTTAATGCAGTAAGTATTTGGGTTAAAATATTATCTATTTCAGAATTAACAGCTGATTTATTTGCTAAATTTCCTAAATTAATAATAGAGCCATTTAATGTAATTTCATTTGAAGATTCTAATACAATATCGCCTTTACTTGTAATAGATATTCCATTTTTTGAAGAAAGGGCTAATTCTTTTTCTTTTGCATTTAATACAATTCTATCTGAATTCATTATAATTTGCTTTCCAGATAAATTTTGTGTAAATGTTCCTATTTTAGTATTAGTTACTGTTGTAGGCCCTGCTAATTTTAATGGTATTCTTTGAGTTGATGTTAAATAAATAGATGAATCATCTTTATTAATATCTTCAATTCTAAATCCATTAGGCGCTAAATTCTTTTTGGTATTAGCTATAATTAGTATAGGATCTCCAGGATTACCAGATGTCCATGTTGGTTGTTTTGTTATTCCAGATGTGCCATTTATTGTCGAGCTCAATCTAACTGAATTTCCACTTCTTCCTTCAATTACTACATCTCCTTCAAATAATTGTAACGCATTTCGACCATATAATGGTTTAAATGTTTTCATTGCTCTTTTTGGTTGAGATTGATTTGGTGTACTTACAACTCCAAAAGAAGCATTTTGGTAACTCGCAGCATTTGAAACTGGAACTTTACCCGATGTTGGTACTCCATTATAATTTATATTTGACTGAACATTAACATCATTCATATAATAAAATGTGCCTTCGTTTAGTCTAAAATTACCTGCAAATGAAGAAGCTGCGTTTACAATTAATACTATTTCTCCCGGTACCGGAATTGATTTAACATGAGCATTTAATGGATATGCAGTATTTGTATTTTCATCGTTGTTGCCGGGACGATTTAAAAACTTAAATCGTATAGTATAATATTCTGGATAATTTTTATCATTATCCGTTAAAATGACTTCTATTACTTCTGCAGATTGTAACATTATTTAATTGGTTTAACTAATGATTCTTCAATATCTTTATTAATTTGATTAATATCTTTTAAATCACTTTGTATTTGTTTTAATTCATCCGGAGATAGTTGCCAATCACTAATACCTGAGTCGGCTTTTTGTTTTGCTTCAGACGCTAACAGTCGTTGAACGACGGAAGTCATTTTAATTAACTGCTCGTCGTTCTTAACACCCACATCTAAATATTCTTTTATTAGTGGTACTACTACAGCAGCATCATTAATACTTTTTACTAATGGAGATAACTGCTGTATTAAATTATCTATTTGTTTATTTTTTTCCTTTTGATTTACATGTATTTCTTTAAATACATCTGCTAAAGAAGTCTTACCGTAAATGGAATCATTTATAGTTGGCATAATTATCTTTTAAAATAATTATCTCTTAGCCCTAATCTTTTGCATTCTAATTAATTCTTGCAATTTATAAGGTTCTAATCTTATACTATCATTTAATTTGAAATTTTTATACAAGAGCTCATATATTAACTTAATATCATTTACTGTTTTAGTTATAATTTGAGTTTTTAATCCAGTACGCTCTCGTATTAAAATATATAAAGCTTTTTTATTAAAGTTTTCTATATTATCGCGTGTTCTAAATAATTCTAAAACAGAATCAGCAACTGACATTTCTTTTTGAGAATCAAATAAAATAGGTAAATTAGAATCTACATAATTTACAAACTCTTCAACAAAATCAAACGTATCTTCTACAAACTCCTTATAAGATTCTTCATTCATTAAATTACGCTCAATATCAATATTTTCGGTATCGACGTTATTTTTTATCTTTTGATGACTTTTTTTAATGAATAAAATAAGATAATTTCTTGCAATAACAGAAAAATATGAAAATGCTTTTCCATTAGCATGAACGTATTTATTTAAACGCTCACAAAGAAATGTAATAGTATCATTAGATAGACCTGTATATGAATCTGTATATTTCCAAGCTTGTAATTTAAAAATCCAATTTTCTACTATTTTTTCAAATGGCTTTTTGATACTAGCATTATAAATTTTATTTTTTTCTGTATAATCTGTAGATTCAATATATCTGCAAATTGCATTTTCTGTTTCCTGAGTAAAATATTGTTTTTTATCTACTACCGCTGCCATCTCTGTCATCTTCTTTTATATAATAGTTTAATAAAAATTCGTTATCTTGAATTAAATTCTTTAACATTTCAAATGTAACACCAACTTCATCATCAGATTCGAATATCTTTTTATTATCAATTTCTTTCATTTTATTAGAAATTTCTTGGAATCTAGATAATAATAATTCAATATCTTCTGTTTTTCTTAAAATACGTTCTTCATGTATTTCAACTTTATTAAGTAAATTATATAGTATATAACATAATGCTACAATTACTATAATTAATAATGTATATATCATATCTTATTTCTTAAAAAAGTCACTAAATAAATCATCAATCGAAGTATCATTTGAAGTTAATGTATCTGCAATTGATGGTTTTGATGATTTAACAACTGTAACTGGTATAGCAGCATTTTTAGGTTCTTTATGACCATGCTCAATTCTAGAAGCTAAATGATCTGCATGATGTAATATAAACGTAAGGTTTGTTTTTAGACCTAATTCTGGTTTAAATGCCATATAATAACTTTTATTAGCATCTGTGTACATTCCATCGTGTAGTTTAATTCCTAAATATTCATTTTCTGATACAGGAATATTAAACTTTTGTAATGTAAATAAACTTCTATCCGGTACTTTCATGAAATGAAGCTTATCATTTAATTCATATAAAGCTCCTTGATTTTTTCTATGCCAATCTGAAGGATTTGGAATATAGTACGGTTGTTTTACATTACCTGCTTTTCCTAAATCATGATTTATTGCCGCAAAAATTAATTCTTCTTTTGTAAATCCATCAATTTCTGCGCCTAATTCACCCCATACTTCATATAATTTTATCGAGCAATTAACAACTCGTATTACGTGATCAATATATCCTCCAATAAAACAGTTATGATAGTTATCATTTCCTGATGCTGGTGCTAACATTAAATCTTCTTGGAATTCTTCATACATTTTAATTAATGAAGTTTTTCTTGGTTCTGAAATATGTTCTTTAATAAGATTAATGAACGTATCCCAATTTTTTAATAATTCTTCTTCTGTAAATTTCATATTTATATTATTTTGTCTATTAATTTTAATTTTAATGCTTCTTCCGCAGTTATATACCAATCTAATTTACATTTATCTTTCCAGAAACTAGATTCGATACCTGTTTTATCAGCTAACATTTGATAACCTAATACCTCTAAATGATTAAAATAATCTAACGAAGATTTCATATTATGAAATTTATCTTGCATTTCATAAGTTCCTTCATGAAGCATTAATGTAGAATGTTTACTCATAGCTCTAACTCCAGTACCACAAGCTAAAATCCAAGCCGCGGCTGAAATTGCT